ATAGTTTGTAGTACCTGTACCTGTTACTGTTCCTGTTGGAATCGCTTGAGTTGATAACACACCTGTTGAATCAGCCACAACCATTCTACTTCCTGTACCTGCAAGATTATATAATGTAACTATTCCTGTATTCCCAATCTTCATTACATTAGTAAATGTTAAATCACCTGTACCCCCACTAAAAAGTGGTGCAGTATACCAAGTATGTTCACCTGCTGATTGTTCATACATAGTAGCATAACCTGATTCAATATACTTATATCCTGCACTTGAATTAATATAAAAATTAGTTGATAAATATACCCTTGTCTCAAATCCTGTTAAATTCCCTGTTCTAGAAAGTTGTATTGTCTTAAATGCACTATTCCAACCACTATTTGGAGTAACTCCTATTCCTATATTATCATTAAATATTTTTGCACCTGCAAATGTCTGCGTTCCTGTTGTTACTAATCCTCTATTAGTAGCTGATGCAGATGGAATATTAAAAGTATGTGTTGAAGTAGCTGAACTAATATTAAAATCAGTTCCACTTGTACCAACCGCAAAAGTTTGTGTTAATGCAGTTAATCCGTTTAAACTTGTAATACCTGTATCGGTATCGCTATTATTAACCCACGCAGTTCCGTTATATTTTAATACTTGTCCTGTTGATGGAGTTGTAATTGTTACATCACTTAATTGAGTTAAGCTATAATCACCTTCGGTTGCAACTACTGCTCCTGTTCTACCGAATACCGAAGTAACAGGATAAGATATGTCGCTAGTTAAAGCTAAAGTTCCTGTTCCGTTAGGTAAAGTAACTGTCCTATTTACACTTAATGTAGGCGGTTGTAATGTTAAGAAAAACCCTGAATTAGCAAAAGTAATATTACTTGTTGTAGTTAAACTTGATGTAAAATTTGCAGCACCACTAAAAGTTTTAGCACCTGCTATTGTTTGAGTACCTGTTGTAATCAACCCCCTTGCAGTTGCACTCGCATCAGGAATGTTGAAAGTATGCGTAGCAGTTGTACTTGAGATATTGAAATCCGTTCCACTCGTTCCTGTTTGAAAGTATTGCACTTGAGCAGTCAAACCATTTAACGCAGTTATACCTGTACTGAAAGTTGTTATAATTTGGCACAAATGACCATCTTGAGTATGAATAGTTGTAGTCTTACCACCGCTATTCGTAGCGTATAATTTAACCGCTAATCTATCCGTTAAAGTTAAACTTGTAGCAGGAACTGCCATTGCAAAAGTGTACAAATTCAAAGCAGTACCATCGTATATAATCTCATTAGCACTTGTAGCAATCAAAGTAAAAGTAGTTCCATCGTACTTATATAATTCAGCATACATCTGCGGAGTACCACCATTAGAACTCATTGAAGCATAAATCTCATAATTCCAATTTCCTGCTGGTATGTTTAATTGTGCTGGGTCGTTAGCATCCGTTAAGAAAGCTACTATAAAACCATCCCCTGATTTAGTAAAATCAACCCCTGTTCCTATCACCGCAGTTTTACTCATTTCGTAATAAGTAACACCACCAATAGTGCCTTGACTTGTTCCTCCGTTAAGATAATACGAAACCGATGAACCGCCACCGCCACTTGAAGGGAAATCTGCTAAAGTACCATCTCCCCTGATATATTGTGAAGCAACACCTGCTCCTGTTACTGCAATCGTTCCATTAGCCGTTAAGGGGCTATTTGCGACACTAAAAGCACTCGGCATAGATAAACCTATGGAAGTGATTAATGTAGGAAAGGTTGTTAAGTTTCCTGCTCCGTTTACATATTGTAGATTAGTTCCGTTGAATCCTATGTTAATCGTTCCGCTTGTAGTAATTGGTGAGCCTGTGATGTTTAAACTATCACCGCTTTCAGTAATCGCCACACTTGTAACGCTCCCTGTTGCACCCGACCCCCTTTGCCAAATACTTCCTGAATATATAGCTTGGTCTCCGTTGAAAAATGTAATCGGACCAGCTCCAAAGTTAAATGCAGTTCCGCCAACCGCTGCACCTTCAACTAAATATACATCCCCCTGATTTCCTGTACCATTTACTAATGTCGGTGTATTTGTAGAAACATTCCAAGTTCCTTTGTACTCCATAACGCTATTTGGTAACTGACTAACTAAAATCTTACCATTGACATCAAGTTGTGGAATACCATTTGATGCGTTGATAGGCAAAGAATTTACCACCCCACTTGTTCCTGTTAAAACTCCATCTAAATTCCTAACC